CCATGTTGTGTCTTGAGCCTGTTGCAATAGTCATACTTTACCTCGGTGCTACATGAGCCATATAATTGATTGTTACTGAAATAACGAAGCGATCTTCGTCAATAAGTCCTGAGTTTCTTGATACATTGCCAAGCCGAACATAAACGCCATTGTACAATAAATCTGTACCGCGCTTAAAGTGGTCGGCAATTACATCGGCTTTCGCTTCTGCTGTACCTCTACCTTCTCCGGCCATTGCAAAAACATCAACTTGATATAACCCTAAGTATTCGTCTATACCAGCAGTTCCAAGTCCAGCTTGTACTGTAGGGGCAGGCAAATGAGTTGGCCTTAAGTATAACGTATTTTTAACGGGCTTATAGGCAATATTTTCCCAAGCTACAGGAGATGATCCTATCAAAGTGCCTAGTCTTACGTCTAAAGCCGCGCTTATGTTTGAAAACACTTTGCTCATGAGCTAACCTTTTTAACAGCTTTATCCATTGCTTGCTGGAAAGCCAAAATATTTAACCTTACCATTCCAGTTGGAGCTTGAGACGAATGGCCTAGATATTCAATTCTTGACGCGTAAGAAAGATTGTTTACAAAAACAACAGATCCCAAGCCATCATATTTACTTACCATAGCCTTCATTCTGTTAATAGCTCGCTTTCCGCTTTTATCTCTTTTGCTTAATATCCCTGAAGCTTGCTGGTTTAACGATGTCTGCCAGTTAGCTCTTAAAGCGCCAGCCTTATAGTCTGCTGGTGGCTTCTTTTTCCATAACTCCGGCTTTCCAACGGGAGTATCCATTATTATCTTAGTAAACACTTCTACGCAGGTTTGCTGGACAACTTCAATAATGTCTTCGCCGGTCTTATCGACATACTCTTTAAGATCTAAGGTGAAGCTCATAATACACATCCGTGCCAGATGGAGAGATTGTAGTAACATCCATTATTCGGTAACTTACCCTATCAAACGTCAGGGTGTTGTCAATTGCTGGGATGCCTTTTCCTGCTTCAACAAGCATTTTTATATCTGCGTCTTGAACAGCAGATGACGCTTTCTCTGCAATACTAAACTGCGCTCTAACAGATTTAACGGTAAAACTTATTGGAATGCCGCTAGACATAGAGCCAGATGCAACATTATAACCGCCACCATCTTCTCTGCTAATAACCGAATCAGCACCAAAGTTAGATATTAGCTTAGATGCCGTTTTCTTTAGTGACGCGTAATCAAACACGAATAATCCTTGCAGTAGGCAAAAGCAGTTTCTTTAGCTTGGCCTCAACTGCCGTCAAATAAGTAATAGCTAATGCACTAGGGGCATATTCAACCTCTAGCTCGCCTACTTTCTCTTTAAGTGTCTTTCTGTCTTGGTTTGCAAGGGGATTTACTCCGCCATCCAAAGCAATGCATAACTCCATCTCAGCTTCTTTAAGAAGTACGGGAATAGAATCGGATACTATGTACCAGTTGTCAATCTCAACGCCCGTTCTGGGCCATTGCAGACTTTGCTCTAAGGTTGATTTAGTGCCAATAAAGTTCTTAGACTCTAAATAATCCATAGCTTGAATAATTAATACTGAGGGTGTGCCAGTTAAGGTTACGCCTCGGTCTGAAGCATAAGTAGCTAATTCGGATTCTGATATGTAAGAATTTGCAGTTGATGAACCGCTGCCTGTCTCCACTACTATCGTAGCCATTGGTATTCCTCAATTAGAAAGGCCACCCCCCGAAAGAGGCGGCCAGATATAGACTTAACCTAACAGAAGAGCAGTATGCTCTGGCTTGATGTTTTTAACACCCCAAGCAAGACCAACTTCATAACGAACTTTTCTGTAGCCTTTGTACATGGCAAATTCCATGCTAAGACCAGAGCGAGGATCGGTAATTACAATTACGTCAGTCGCCATGTCACCCTCGGAAGGACGGGCAGGAGCGCGAGAAGCTAGAACGATTGCAGAGCGGTTAAACGCCATGTTACGAGCAGAAGCAGCAGTAATGGTAATAGCTTTGTCGCCAGCACTTTGTGCTACCTGCAATCCGGGTGCAGCAATAACCAAAGCTCCGCCACTTACAGCAGCAACACCAGCAGCAACAACATACTTGTTAGTGTCGCCAGCAAAAGTAATTACATCGCCGGTAACGATAGTGCCAGTACCAGAAGCTTTAAGAGTAATAGCTGTTTGACCTACAACGTGAGCACCAGCACTTACGGCGTTAGCTGAAGTGCCAGCGACAGAAGTGTTAACTTGTGCAGATTCACGAATAGGCATGCCGTTTACATCAAGCAGTACGCCTTGACGCAAGATAGAGTCGCTACCAGCATCAGCTACGTTTGCTTGCTTACCCAGAAGGTTAACGCCAGCAGAAGTATCAATTACTAGCTGGTTGTCCTGCAAAGGAGCGCCGTTATCTTTCAGAATCTTCAAGACGTTAGAAGCATCGGTGTAATCGTTAGCAGTGCCAAAAGGGCTAGTGCCAGCGGTGCCGTATGCGCGAGAGAATGTAGACTGCAATGCACAAAGATCAGTTTCTACTTCGTTGGTTACTGCACGGATTGCTTGTGCGATTTTAGCAGCACGAACATTCTGGTAGCCAGCGCCTTGCAGACCAAGCTGCTCATCACCGTTAAAACCAAACTCAGCCGCACGGGACTTAGTAATGATGATGTCGGTAGAGCCAGAAGTCTGACCAGTAGGATCAGGAACAACCATTGCAGGGGAAATGTCAGACACGTTGCCAGCAGGCTCAACGTCAACTCGGATGTTTTGACCAACAGCAGCAGTGTTTGCTGAAGCGTTCATAGTAGCAGATGGGATCATGCCCGTTAGTTCGCGGGAAACAATGTCCAGTGCTTCGTAGATGTCTGGCACAAGTGCCGTAATGTTATTAGCCATGTTAAATTACCTTTCAATTATCAGTTATAGTTCCGCCGGACTTCACAAATTCCATCCTTTTAACGGGGTTAAGTGCCTCAAACTCGGCACGACTTCTTACCTTTGTGGCACCGCCACTATTTGAGCCACCAGAAGCACCGCCACCTGATGATTGATTGCCTTTTAACAATGCAGCATATCTTGCATCGTTTTTAAACTCATTCTTTAGGTCTTCAAATGAAGACACGGTTAGACTTCCATTAGCATCTGTAACTTTAACACCGTCATCATGGAACTTCAATCTGCGCCCAATAAACTCACTTAAAATCTCAGCATTTGCGCCGTCTGCAAGGTCAGCAGCTAACTTTAATGCGGTGTTGTTTTTCTTCTCGTTTGCAACGCCTTGGCGAAGACTATCTAGCTCAGTAAGCGTACTTTCATACTTTTCTTGAGCTGATTTATGCAATTGTTGGTAATCGCCCTGCTCTTTTGCTATTCGCTCTCGTTCTGCCGTTGATTCCGCCTCTATATCGCGCTTGGCTTGCTTTGCTCTCTTGGCTTCGGTCAACAACTCGTCCATTTTAGACTTCATTGATGCATTTTCTGCCATTAAAGTTGCCAACTCACTGCTATTATCGGTTGAGTCGTTTTCAACTACTGTATCGGTTACTGTTTCTTCTTCACTCATCTTAATCACCTTTGGTCACAAACCAAGCAGCCACTGGCCGCTTATAAAACGGGAAGCAAAAGTGTGTTCTTACTCCCCAGTATAATAATAGTATAAGCTGTTACGTCAAAATCAACAAATTTATCCCTTTAATGGGTCAAATTCATTTGAATCTGTTGGTTTCTCTTCGGTCACAACAGGGCTTTGCGTAGAAACATCGTTGTCAAGGTCTTCATCAGTGCGTTCGTGTCTAATTAAGTTAGACTTGCGCATCAAGTAGCGGACATCTGACTTGGCAATGACTCCACTTTCCATTAATTGAATGTTAGCCATCAATAGTTGTGGGTCAATAGTGGCATCGTAGAACTGCTTGTTGACTTCAATCTCTGGTTCAGAGTTTCCGCCCATATACATCATTGCCCATTCCAAACACTTTTTAAACCCAGACTCTACGTTCAGTATAATTGACCCAAGCTTACTATTCTGCCCAGCAAACCGCATTTTAGCAGCTTCAGCAGTCTCTTCGCCGCCACCGTCCTCAATAATACGGGTTCCAATCTTAACCATCTGCATTTCTTTCATTTCCATGCCTTTAAGCGGCATTTGGTTTGCACTTGCTTGCAATAAAGACGCTCCGCCACCTTCCGGCAGCAAGATAGCAGCTCTGGAGCCAAAAGATATGCCATGCGACATATTTTGATCAACCCAAGATTGAGTTAGCCCCGAAAAAGTAGGGGTAGGCTGTCCAACAAGGAAAGATGACTCTTCGTAATCGGCAGAATTACGGTAATGAGAGATATTGATCTCGGCAATGTCATATAAAGGCGCTTTATCAATGGTTTCGTCATTATTAATTGATCCAATAAAGGAAAAGGGTATTTCGTCCCATAACGATCCATCGGATTGACGCGGGTATATGTCAGGCCCGCCCGCATACATTACTAGATCACCATTTTCGTCATATAAATTCTGGACATAAACGCCATCTTTAAGCATAAGAACGCGGTGATACATACATTCTTCGTATTCAAAGCCGTCTAGTGAGGGCTTGAGTGTAGGTTCTTGCAGGACAACCAAAGACAGTTTCTTAATGCCGCCGTATTTAGATGTTCTCCAGTTAATAATAGATTCGGCTGGATATGGCAATATGCTGGCCCGCAAATATAATGAGGACACTTCGTAATCAGTCAATCCTTCTGGTGCAGATGGGTAATCAACTAAAAGTCCGTACCTGCCAACCATTAGTGCGTCACTAGCCGCATCTTTAATCATCTGATCTAAAGACAGGCCGTCACCGTTAGCGTCAACAAGCATGTAATCAATAGACTTGTCTAGGCTGATGGTAGAAAGCTTGCGGAAAACCATTCCAAGCATGCCTTCTTTTGTGTGGCCCGTAAAATTTACGAAGTTAGCCCTTTGTACATAGGCTTGGTATCGCAATTTGTTCTCTTCAGAGCCATCACTAGCATTTGGCGGCGGTAAATAAGCAGTGCCTTTTAGTGATCCAATAGCACTGTCAGATCCGCCAGCTCTAAGCTTAACGGCATAAGCGCCATCATCGCAATCTCGTACTAGCCTCCACTTACTAAGGCATTTTTGGTATTCGGGATGTGTGCTATCTACTGGCATAATTTTTATCTCGCAAATCGGACTCTCAGGTCAGCCACGGGCTTAACCACTGGAATTTCAAAGGCTATGGGATATGTCCC